GAACCCTGCCGTCTCCCCTTCTCCCCCTCAGAGCGCCAATCCGTCGTTCGTGGACCGAATCTTGCCGAGCACGATCAGCTCCTCGACAGCGGCGTTGAAGACGTCCGCAGCCCTGTGTCGCGACGACACGAGCTGCTTGAGCGCCTTCCGCTTCGTCGGACCGTGCCTCTCCAGCGCTGTGACGATCGTCACATGGGCCTCGTTGATCAGCTTCCGGGTGATGGCGTCGTTGGCGTGAGCCTGGTCCTCCAGGGCCCCCACGAGCGCAGCTTGTCTGCGCCTCTTCGTGTCCTGCACGTTGGCTTCGACCAGCTGATCTCGAATCCTGACTGAGGAATTAGTCAGGACCACTGCGAGTGACCAGTCGGCCACTGTGATGTGCAGGCGGCCGTCGGCGATGGCGAAGAGGGCTGCCACCTTGAGCTGTACGAGGCCCAGGTGGCCGTCCAGCGGGCCGTCGGTCACCTTGCCGGTAACTACCGCCCGACGGTGCTTCTGGAGCCCCTGAGCGATCTCAGCGTCGACGGTCATCTCCATCCCGCCGGTGATCGACACGGGGGTCGTGAAGTCGAGCGGGCCGGGCCACTCCGGGAGCGGGTCCGGCAGGTGCGGGTCCTCGGCGTTGGTGAACAGCAGCCGCTGCGGCAGGCCGACGGCGGCGATGTGGTCAGCGAGCAGGAGGTAGCCGTTCGCCGTCTGGATGTTGATGACGGCCGAGACCCGCACCCGGCGGGGCTCGATGATGCGGCGCGTCTCGGCGGAGGCGTTCGCCTGACCGAGGGCCCGGCCGCTCCACGCCGAGCAGAGGGTCTGCACGATCGTGGTGCCCGAACGCTTGCTCTGCTCCATCAGGGCGGTGCCTTCGTCGACGGTGAAGTGCACGGCGTTGAGGCCCACCACCTGCTTGCCCGTCGGCTTGCCTGTGTCGGCGTCGATCTCCGGGACCAGGAACGACTGGACGAGCCCCTCGCCGCTGCCGATCGGCAGATCCAAGAGCACGTCCTTGCGGTTCGAGGGCAGCAGGTCGGCGGCCAGGTCGTTGCTGATCGACTTGCCGCCCGACGACGCTGCGGCGACGCAGCCGATGAAGTCGAGGGTCGCCGACGAGCCGATGATCGCCGGGAGCCGCACCGTCGGTGGGACCAGGGCTGCCATCCGGGCCAGCACGCTGACGAGGGCGGCGCCCGGCGCCACCATGCGGGAGTGGGCGGCCTGGCGCACGTGAGCGAGGAACTCCGTCTTGCACCAGAAATCGTCGGGGAGTACAGTGGCGGGTGACGCCACTCCCGCCGTGTCGTCGCTCCCCACAACCAGATCCCCACGTGCATTCCCCGACACAGGAGAAGATGCCCCGGTCCTGACAGGCCGGGGCATCTTCGTTTCCCGGACCCACTTCGCTGCCGCCCGGCGGTCGCCCCCGAACTGCTCGGCGGTGAGGAAGTCGAAGGCGCTCACCGAGACGCAGTCCCGGGACTGCTTGCCGATCCGCAGCAACTCCGTCGGCGCCTCCGTCGAGAAGATGTTCAGTACCTTCCCCTCGTGCAGGACCGCCGAGTGGCCCTGGTCGGTCTTGCCGGGGCGCTTCATGTAGACGTCGTTGCCCTTCGTCTCCTCGACCGTCCACCCCGCCATCTCCAACATCGACTGGTACGGGAAGTTCTCCGCCACCCAGTCGGCGGGGGTGACCTCGATAGCTGCGCTCCCGCCAGGGGGAGGGCTCACGAGGTCTGCCAGGGGGACGCCCTTGGCGGGCTTCGTGGTGGGCTCGGGCTCGGGCTCGGTGATCATCGTCAGCAGCCAGTCGGGGCACGGCTTCGGGGTGTGAGCCCACGGCGGGCGGTTCCACGAGTACGGGAGCCCCGAGTCGGGGTGGACCGTCGGGGCGCAGACGATCTGGCCGCCTTCGCCTCGCACGTCGATCCCCGGCGCCAGGTTGCGGGTGTTCCGCACCTCGACGTCGTCGGGCAGCATGAACACGAAGTGGGCCCCACCACCGCCCGTGGTCGCGTTGACCGTTTGGGTGAAGGCGGCTGCCGAGCGGGGGTTGTTCTTCGAGATCAGCCTCGTCAGCGTCTGCGTGCCGTCGACCCCGTGGTTGTCGACGTCGATCGTGACGACGTTCCAGCCGTTCGGCTGTCGGCCCATCGCCCAGCCGACTCCTCGCCGGGTGTTCGCCAGCCAGGCCCGGATCTGCTCGGGGTCGTTGGTGGCCTTCGTCTGCCACTCGGTCACGTCGGGGTACTTCGCCCCGGCCTTGATCGGCACGACCCGCAGCCCGGCATCCGCCATGCGGATAGCGAACTCCAGTGCGTATGCCTTCGATGGAGGGGTGGTAGAGTTGGCGGTGCCGTCACTCGTGGTTGGGTGCATGGCGACTTGCTCTCCTTGCAAGATGTGTGGATGAGAGGGGGCCCCGGGCTAACACCCGGGGCCTCCTTGCGTCAAGCGTCGGGTGCGGATTCGCACTCGGGGCAGTGCGTGATCCGGGCCTGCTCGTCGTGGACGATGCGTCCGACGACTCCGCACATCGTACGGACGCCGCCCTCACCCGTGCGGCTCTTGATGCGATGCCACGTCCCGACCCTCTTGTGGCGGTTCGCGACGAGGTGCCAGCCCTCGGTGCGTTCGTGCTCGTCGAACCGGGGCTTCGGCTTGGGGGTCTTGGGCTCCGAGACGGGCCACTCGAACAGTTGCTCTTGGTCACTCACGACAACTCCTTCGGGTCGGTGGTCACCCAGCGGCTCTTGTCGTCGAGCACCTGGGTGGTGATGTTCTCTGGCTTCATGGCTGCGTCGATCCTCTCGGCGATGGTTGGCTGCCCGCTGGCCTTGAGGACCATGTCGCGGAACCAGCGCTTCCATTCGGGCGTCTCGCGCACCCGCTTCCACGCTTCCCTACGGTTCTGCTCCTGGCTCTTGTGCTCAGTGGCCTCGGCGGTGGCGCCCGAGGCACGATGGACGAGCCGGACGCCGGTTGAGGTCTTGTTGCGGTGCTGCCCGCCAGGGCCGCTGCCACGGATGTGCTTCTCGTCGAAATCCTTGGACGTCACCTTGAAGAGGAGGTCTCGTTGGTCACTCATACCATGTCATACTATCAGGCGCCGTTCACCCACACCAGCGCGCCGACGGCTACCCTTCGGGCGAGAGCCCCATCGACGCAGGAGTAGCGCATGTCCACTGACCTCAACGGGTTGTCGACCGAGGAGACCAATCCGCAGCCCAACGACCTCGTCCTCATCGAGCGGCCGGGTGTCGAGTCCCGGAAGATGAAGTGGTCGACCGTCATCTCGGAGACCTCCTCGACCGCCGACGACCACATCGCCGACACGACCGCCGCCCACGCCGCCTCCGCCATCTCGGCCTCGGCGGGAACCACCCTCACCGGTGACGACGTCGCCGAGCAGCTCGCTCAGGCCGACGTCTCGATCGGCACCAACGCCACCGCCATCTCCGACCACATCGCGTCGTCGAGCGCTCACGCCGCCACCGGCATCACCCACGACGACGCCAGCCAGAACCACTTCCTCGGGTCCACCGTCCAGGTTGCCATCGCCGCCGGTGACGCTCACCTCACCGAGCTGACCGACGACCTCACGACCCACACTGCAGGGTCCGGCGCCCACGACGCCGCCAACATCGTCTTCTCCCCGACCGGCACCCTCGCCGCCACCAACGTCCAGGCCGCCGTCTCCGAGGCGGCATCCGAGGCGGCCACGGCGCTGTCGAACCACAACGCCGAGACCACCAACGTCCACGGCATCACCGATGTCTCCACCATCCTCACGACCGCCACCGGCGTCGAGATCAGCGACCTCAACACCACCGGCGCGGCTTCGGCCAGCACCTACCTCCGTGGCGACGGTGTGTGGGCGGCGGCGGGCGGTTCCGGCGGCGGCGACCTCCTCGCGGCCAACAACCTGTCCGACGTCGCCAACGCGGCCACGGCGCTCGCCAACCTCGGTGGCCTGTCCGACGTCGACATCGCCGACATCAACGCCACCGGCACGCCGTCGGGTAGCACCTACCTGCGTGGTGACGGCGCGTGGGCCACGGTGGCGGGCTCGGGCGACATGCTGGCGGCCAACAACCTGTCCGACGTCGCCAGCGCCGCCACCGCCCGCACCAATCTCGGGCTCGCGATCGGCACCAACGTCCAGGCGTACTCGGCGGTGCTCGCCGCCACCACGGCGTCGTTCCTCACGGCCGACGAGACGAAGCTGGACGGGATCGAGGCCCTCGCCGACGTGACCGACGCCGCCAACGTCGACGCGGCCGGGGCGGTCATGAACTCCGACGCCTCGACGGCCGCCATGGCCTTCGTCATCGACGAGGACAGTTTCGCCACCAACTCCGCCACCCGGGTCCCGACTCAGCAGAGCGTGAAGGCGTACGTCGACGCTTCGACCACCACCGTCTCGCTGGAGAAGGTGATCACGATGCCGGGGACGGCAACCGACGGCGACCTGTCGATCGAGGTGCCGTTCAAGCGGGCCGCCACGATCACCAACGTCTACGTCTGGGCCACGAGCGCGCCGACGTCGGCCGCCCTGCGCGTCGACGTGAACAAGAACGGCACCACGATCTTCACCACGCAGACCGCCCGCCCGAGCGTGGCCACCAGCACCAAGTCCGACATGACCAGCACCCCAGCCGTCACGTCGGTGGCGGCGGGCGACTATGTGACGGCGCAGATCGACACCGCCGGTGGCGCCGGTGACATCATCGTGGGCATCGAGTACACGGAGGTGTTCACCTGATGGCTCTCGCTATCGCTGAGTGGGACCATGAGCTGATCACGGCGCCAGGGGTCTCGTCGTCGGCGACGACGAGCCGCCCGTACTCGTCGAGCGCCACCTACTTCGCCATCATCACCCAGTACCGGACCGACACGACGCAGCCCGCCGACCTGTCGCTCTCGGGCCTGGCGGTGACGTCGTGGGTCGACATCTCGGGCGTCAACGAGAACTGGGACATCGACGGCGCCTCGCGCCGCCGCACAAGCGTGTTCGTCGGGACTCCGGCGTCGAGCGGTACGGGCGCCCTCACGGTGTCGTACGCCTCCGCCCCCGCCGACATCGACATCAACGTCATCGAGTGCAGCGGCGCCACGGCTGGCGGCGACGCCGCCGTCCAGGTGTCCGACTTCACCGGCACCGTGGCGGGGGGCGCGCTGGCTGAGCCGATCACCCTGTCGGCGCTCGGGAGCACCAACAACCGCATGATCGTCGCTGTGGCGGCGAACATCAACAACGCCAGCGCGCGCCTCGAACTCGCTGCCGACTCCGGCGGCGACGCTGACTGGACGACGTTCACCGTCACCAACTCGGGCAGCTCGCCGACGGGGACCTACCTCGCCGGGACCACGTCGAGCACCGACGACCTCACGCCTGGCTGGCTGAACGTCGGGGCGACGACTGCCAGCTACTACATGGTCGCGATCGAGGTGGAGCAGGCGTCGGTGCTGACGGCCACTTCGTCCTACGTCGGCATCCTCGGGCGGGGCTCCAGCATCGTCGACCCGCCGGACCCGACCTACCGCCTGCTCGTCGGGGCCGCCTGCGCCATCCGCTCCCCCGCTACGACCTACCCGGCGTCGACCGAAGACTTCGAGCAGCTGTGCGGTATCCCGGTGGGGGCCATGCCGATCGGGCGCCGCTACTACAGCTCGATGGCGACGTCGTTCAGCGGCATCGCCCAGTTCGCCCAGGACATCAACACCCGGCATCGGGTGATCTCCGTCAAGTCGACGACCGCGACGACGCAGGGCGCCTGGGAGAACTTCATGTCGACGATCCCGAACGACGGGTACAAGACCTGGGTCGCCTGCAACCACGAGCCCGAAGACAACCTGTCGACGACCGACTTCAAGGCCACCCAGGCGACGATGCGTGCAGCCTGGGTCGCTCTCGGGCGGCCGAGCTACATCCAGCTCTACTTCTGCCTGATCGGCTACTTCGACCGCGACAACGACCAGACGAACAACACGCCCCAGTGGTATCCCGATGTGGCGATCCGGGACGACTTCCACTTCTGGCCCGACACCTATGACCCGAATGGGCAGGTGACCATGGAGGAGATCGCGGGCCCCTGCTTGGAGAATTGGCTCGCCAACGGCGGTGACGGCTCCCGCTTCGGGATCGCCGAGATCGGCTCGCACCGGCCCGATGCCGAGTGCGCTGCCTGGATGCAGACGGGGTGCACCTGGCTGCGCTCGATCGGCGCCGCTGGCATCACCTGGTTCAACTCGCCGGTGGGTACGAACGCTCCCTGGTGGGTAGACGATGACCGCGACTTCCCGAACCGCACGCTGACCCCGGCCCGCTGGGGAGTGGAGATGTTGACGTGACGACCCTCTACCCGATCGGCTACGAAGATCGACTCGTCGAGCTGGACGAGCTGGAGGGCATCCACGGCCCGAAGATGCACCCGGAGTACCGGCGTCGCCTCTTCAACTGGATCGAGGCCCAGGGCGGTCTCATCGGCATCGGCGGCGGCTGGCGGGAGACCGGCAAGCAGCCCGACAAGCCGGGGTTCGCGCCCGAAGGCCAGTCGTTCCACCAGTACCAGAAGTTCACCTCCGGCATCACGGCCTACTGCGCTGTCGACCTCGTGGCCCGCAACGGCGGCGGCGACCACCGCTCACCGACGTGGGCGGAGGTCCCTCGGCAGGGGACGGCGCTCGCAGCCGAGTGGGGCGTGCACTGCAACATCGACTCGGAGCCGTGGCACATCCAGCCGGTCGAGATCGACGGCTGGGCGAGCTGGAAGAATGCCGGTTCGCCGGACCCCAAGACCGACTACCCGATCCCAGGAGAAGAGATGAAGCCACTGATCGTGCCCGAGAGGGCCTACGACTCTCGACCGGCCGAGCAGGGCGGGGTGACCGAGGGCCTCCTGATCGCCAACAAGGGCCTGCCGCTCGGCCCGTTCCGGCCGGGGGAGACCCGCCGCATCGTGGTTGGCATGTGCAAGTCGGCCCACGTCCACCTCACCGTCATCGGCACCAAGCCCGGCTTCGTGACGATCTCGGGCTCGACCACCAAGTCCACGGCCTCGCTCGCCAACGTCGACCAGGACGGTGTGGTGGCGGCTGGCGCCCCGATCGCGACACCCGAAGGTGCGATCTTCGTCACTGCTCCGCAGGGCGGCGTGGACGTCGTGGTAGACGTGTACGCGCGAGGCTGACCCATGTTCATGACGATCCTCGGCACCGTTGAGCCTGCGAGCCAGGGGACCCAAGACACGCAGGTGACGATTGCCTGGATCGGGGTGGTGACTGCCGCTGTGGCTGGATTCTTTGCATGGCTGAGCGCGAGGCGCTCCAAGGAGGCCCGTGAGGGCAACACGGCCGAGCACGGTCAGGTCGTCGGCAAGGTCGACGTCCTGATCGAGAAGGTCGACGAACATAACAGGCACAATGGTGAGAGGTTCGGCGCGCTCGAAAGCCACCTGTCGGCGATCGACGAGAAGTTCGGTCGCCACCTGGAGTGGCACCTCAACCGGAAGGAACCTGATCATGAGCGATGAGACCCCGAACATCGTCGACCGCATCCCCGCCAACATCCGAGCGCTGATCTACAGCGTGATCGGCTTCTGCTTCACGGTGGAGTCGACGCTCGACGCGTTCGAGTACGGCATCGTGCCCGCCCGCCCGCAGGCGGCGGTGATGGCGGTGCTCGCTGCCCTCGGCTTCGGCCTGGCGCGGTACAAGACCCCGCCGTCCTAACAGGCGGTCTGTTAGGCCGACTTGCGGATGGTGGCATGACACGATATCATGTCGCCATGAGCACACCCCCAGAGAACCTCACGGTGCCGTTCAACATTCGGCTCCCGTGGAAGTACAAGAGGCAGTTGAAGCGGGTCGCGCAAGAGACCCACACTTCGCTCCACGCCGTGATCATGGACGCCCTGGAGCGCCGGTACCCGCCGGAGAAGTCGTGATCGTCGTCGGTATCGACCCTGGCCTGACCGGGGCGGTGGCCAAGCTGGACAACGGCGAGCTGATGGACCTGCTCGACATGCCGGTCTACGACGGGCGCGTCGATGCCAGGGGGCTATACCTGCGGCTGCAGGGGTGGGGACGCCCCTACATGGTCGTCATCGAGGACGTCCACTCCATGCCTGGTCAGGGCGTGGCGTCGAGTTTCAAGTTCGGCCGTTCGGTGGGTGCGATCGAAGGCGTCGTCGGCGCATTGTCATACCCCCACACCAGACTGACACCTCAGAGGTGGAAGCAGAAGATGGGACTCATCGGCAAGGACAAGGACGCCAGCAGGGGCATGGCCCGCGAGCTGCATCCGCTCTACGCCGACAAGTTCGCACGCAAGAAGGACGACGGGCGGGCCGAGGCCGCGCTCATCGCAGAAGCATGGAGGCGCACGAATGCCAATGGCAACTGAGCTGTGGATCAGAACGCTCGACGCGATCGCACAGGACGACACGAAGACGGAGATGGAGCGGGACCTGGCGATGATCGCCGTGGGCCTCATCCAGGCGAGCGGGCTGACCAACCCCCGGGTCGCCGACTTCCTGCAACGCCGAGCCGAGATGGCGGTGGGGTCGTGAACGTCGAAGAGTTCGAGGACGGCACCCCCAGCGACTTCCGGCGGGCCAACGGCGCACCGATGGTGATGGTCGACGGCAAGAACGAGCGCTACTCACGCCCGAGCGGCTGGGGCAAGGACCTGGATGACGAGAACGCCCTGGTGCAGTGGAAGCTGTGGGTCGCCATGAACGGCACCGCTGCCTCCCCGGCGCTGCGGGCCAAGATCGTCGCCACCAAGGACGAGGACAAGGCCGAGAAGCGCACTCTCATCGAGGAGGCGATCCAGACTGGCCGAGGCAACGAGGCGTCGGACACCGGCACCGCACTGCACGCCATGTCGTGCCGCTGGGAGGACCCCGACGACCAGTTCGACCCGGGCGAGTACCGGGCGGACCTGGAGGCGTACCAGGCGGAGTTGGGTCGTCTGGGCCTCGTCAGCGAGGCGTTCGAGTTCAAGATCGTCAACACCGACTACCGGGCTGCCGGGACCGCCGACCGGGCCTACCGGCTGACGAGGGACCTGACCGCCCCGAACGGCAAGGTCATCCCAGCGGGCACGCTCGTCGTCGGCGACCTGAAGACCGGCAAGAAGCTGGACTTCTCGCTGCCGAGTTACTGCGTCCAGATGGCGCTCTACGCCCAGGGGCAGTGGTACGACGTCCGCTCCGAGTCGTTCATCGAGACCCCACCGATCGACCAGAACTGGGGCCTCCTCGTGCACCTGCCGGTCGGCCAGGCCCGCTGCGAGATCCGGTGGGTGGACCTGGAAGTCGGCAACTGGGGCGCCTACCTGACGGCCGAGGTCCGGCAGTGGCGGGCGAAGTGGCGCAAGGGCGACTTCGACGCCCCCATCGTGGGCGACCCGGCGGTGACGGTCGAGGAAGTGCAGGAGCGGTTCCCAGATTCCGAGCTGATCGACTTGCATCATCCCGAATGGGTTGATATCATGTCACCGTTCGCCCAAGACCGCATCAAGCGCATCGGACAGGAGGAGAAGGCACGTACTGCGCTGATGCACCGGTGGCCCCAGGGCGTTCCCACCATCAAGCAGGGGATCAAGGACTCTCAGCAGATGACACTGGTCCTCGATCTCCTCGATTCGATCGAGCGAGAGTTCTCGCTCCCATTCCCTGGCCCCGACCCCCGGGTCCAGAACGGCGTCCACAAGGACGCTCAGACCCCCATCAGCAACACAGAACCACAGAAGGTTGAATCATGAACGACATCAACAACTACCTCTTCGGGGGCGGCGGGCACGCTGCCAAGTTCGACAAGGTCGGCGACAAGGTCAAGGGCACCATCTCCAGCGTGGAGCTGCAGCAGCAGACCTCGCTGGAAGACAACACCCCCCTCTTCTGGGACAACGGCCAGCCCCGCATGATCCTGGTCGTCACGCTCCAGACCGACGAGCGCTCCGACGGTGACGACGACGGCATCCGGCGTGTCTACGCCAAGGGTGGCAAGTTCGAGGTCGACGAGGGCGAGGGCGTGAGCGCCAAGGACGCCATCGCCGACGCCGTGAAGGCCGCAGGCGCCAAGTCCCTCGACGAGGGCGGCGAACTCGTGGTCGTCCACTCGGGCATCGCCAAGCGCAAGACCCGTGGTCACAACCCCGCAAAGCTGTTCCGGGCGCAGTACAAGGCTCCCGTAGCATCGGTGTCGGCGGACGACCTGTTCGACTGAGACCGTGCCCGCCCGGTGAGCGCTCGTCGCAGCCGGGCGGGCATCCAAACCGAAAGAGAGGCAACCATGGCTCAGGAGTACTGGGCGATCCCGACCGGGGGCTCCGGGCCCCCACCGACCGAATGGACCAGGATCACCGTGGGCAACACCACCAGCGGAGCGAACTACACGCTCGGCGGCCTGACCGACACCAGCACCACCAGCGGCACCATCACGCTGGACTCGATTACCAAGACGATCAAGGACAACTATCTGCTCACCCTGGAGAGCAACCTGCTGTACGGCAAGTCCCCGCTCTACGACTACATGACGACGAAGAAGGAGAGGAAGATGACCCCCATCGAAGAGGCACGGGCGGAGCGGGAGAAGACCCGCATCAACGCCCTCATGGACGAGTACACCGAGGCCGATTTCGGCGCCCTCGACACCGGCACCGTGATCCAGTTCGACTGGACCCCGGAGGACTCGGACAAGACCTACCAGTACGCAGCGATCTACGCCGACAACCGGCGTTGGTACCTGACCGGCGCCCGAGCGCCGCAGGGCCTCAAGACCACCGAGCTGGAGGACTGGCTGATCGAGAAGGACATCACCCCGGCTGACGTCGTCATCCTTTCCGCCTGACCACCCGCCAAGAACCCCGGTCCCCCAACGGCCGGGGTTCTTGCGCGTCTGGGGTAGCATCCGCCGCATGGGCAACCCGCGTGGCTACGAGATCATCCCGATCACCGACTTCCGTAAGCAGCGCTTCCTCGACTGGCTGTGCACGCCGCAGGCCGAGCGCGAACCGTCGACGATGGAGGAGCTGGCCGGGGAGCTGAGCATCACCCGTCGCACCCTCACCAACTGGAAGAAGGACGACGAGTTCCTCAAGCACTGGGAGCAGCGGCACCGGGCGACCATCGGCAACCCGGAGAAGGTCAATGAGGTTCTCAACACGCTGTACCGCACTGCGACGGACCCTGATGATCCCAAGCACGTCAGCGCCGCCAAGGAGTTCCTCGGCTACGTGGAGGGGACACGTCCACAGCGAGTGGATGTCACCGTCACGAACAACGACCTCACGAAGCTGTCCACCGATCAGCTGATCGAGCTGGCCGCCAACCGGGCGGCCGCCGAGCTGGATCGCCGGACCGAGCGCTCCGCCCCGGATACGCTGGACGCATGACCGCCCATCAGGAAGACTTCACGATCCACGGCGTGGGGACGGTCACCCCTCCGCCGGGCATGACCATCGAAGAGATGGACCAACTCGTACGAGAGGCTGAGGAGCGCCGCAAGGCGCAGGAGGACTGACATGGCACTCGGCTACTCGACTGCGCTACGCAACGCCCAGCTCGACGAGATCCCCACGGCGATCGGCTCGAACGGGCTGCTCCGCATCTACGACGGCTCTCGACCTGCCACCGGTGGGTCGGCGACCACGCTTCTGGCGGAGCTGGCGCTCAGCGCCACCTCGGCGCCAGGATCGTCGTCGGGCGTGTTGACGTTCAACGCGATCACCAACGACAGCTCGGCGAACGCCACCGGCACCGCCACCTGGTTCCGCATCACCACCTCGGGCGGCACCGCCGTCATCGACGGCAACGTGGGCACCTCGGGGTCCGACCTGAACTTCAACACCGTGTCGTTCGTGTCGGGCGCCGTCATCTCCGTCACCTCGCTGACGATCACCGCTGGCAACGCCTGATCGGGACCCCTGTGAGCCTGATCGTTCCTGGCACTCCCGAGTTCACGTGGGGCGCATCGTCTGAGGATGGCGTGCGCCCGGCGTCGGGGTTCGGCACGTCGGTCACCCCGGGCAACAACACGAAGGGCTCGTGGGCGTCGGTGTTCACCGGGACAGAGATCGCGTACGACGTGTGGCGCATGGTCGTGAACATCGGGTCGGGCGCGACGTCGGCGGCAGCGAAGGACACGATCGTCGACATCGGCATCGACCCCTCTGGCGGCACTTCGTACACAGTGCTGATCCCCGACCTGCTCGGCGCGAACTCGTCCCCGTACGCGACGTTCGGGGCGATCACCTACCGGTTTCCGATCCACGTCCCCGCCGGGTCGCGCATCGGAGCACGAGCGTCGGTCAACAACGCCACCGTGGGCACGCTCCGCGTCTACCTCACAGTCGATGGCAACCCGACGAACCCGGAGATGGTGTGGAAGGGCACGAAGGTCGAGGCGATCGGAGTCACGGCGGCGTCCTCGAACGGGACCGCCGTCACGCCCGGCACCACGTCGGACGGGTCGTGGACGTCGCTCGGCACCGTCACTGAGCGTGCCCGCTTCTGGGAGGTCGGGATGGGCGTCAACGACACGACGATGGCCGCTGTCGGCTACCACCTCGATCTGTCCGCAGGCGCATCCGGCGGTGACGTCCCGATCCTGACCGACGCCCTGACGTGCTGCACCAGCGCTGAGCAGCAGTTCTCGTCCCCCAACGGCACCTATCGAACGATCGCTGCAGGATCGACGATCTGGGGACGCGCTCAGTGCTCCGGGACGGCAGACTCCGGCACCAGCATGGCCGCCTACGCGGTGAGTTAAGGAGACCGACATGGCAACCGTGACCGAGCTGTACACCGGCACCGCAACGATCTCGACGACCGAGTACAGCCTGACGAACAACTCGACGTCCATCGCGACGAAGACCGACGACGGCCCGATCCAGGTGTGGCTCGAACTCCACAACCTGGTCGCTGGCGACGAGTACGAGCTGCGCGTCTACGAGAAGGTCCTGTCGTCGTCGACGCAACGCCTCGTGTACCGCCAGTACCTCCGTCACGCCCAGAGCGAGCCGGTCGCCGTCACCCCGTCGCTGCTCGTGACGCACGGCTGGGACGTCACCCTCGACCGTCTGGCGGGTGCGGACCGGTCGATCTCCTGGTCCATCAGGACGGTCTGACATGAGCTGGCTGTGGCAGCCGCTCCTCGAAGTCAGCAGCCAGCAGGTCATCACGGGGTCGGGTGCCCCGGTCCAGGGGGACCAGACGTCAAGCGGCAGCGGCACGGAGACGATCACTGGCTCCGGCACGCCCTCGCAGGCGGCGCAGACCTCCAGCGGTTCCGGTTCCCACGTACTCACGATCACCGGCTCTGGTGCGCCGACCCAGGCGGCACAGACCTCCAACGGCAGCGGCACGGAGACGATCACTGGCTCCGGCACGCCCTCGCAGGCGGCACAGACCCCCAACGGTTCCGGCTCCCACGTCTACACGATCACCGGCTCAGGTACGCCGACCCAGGCCGACCAGACGTCGACTGGGTCGGGGCTCAACGTCCCCGTGATCACCGGGTCTGGCACGCCGACCCAGGCAGCACAGACCTCCAGCGGCTCGGGCACCCACGTGCTCACGATCACTGGCTCTGGTGCGCCGACCCAGGCCGCTCAGACGTCGAGCGGCTCGGGCACTCACGTACTCACGATTACCGGCTCCGGCACGCCGACCCAGGCCGACCAGACTTCGAGCGGGTCTGGCACCCTCACCCCGACCATGACCGGGTCTGGCGCCATGTCACAGGCGTCGCAGACGATGGCTGGCGTCGGCGTCAACGCCACGCCGATCAACGGCTCCGGCGCCATGGTCCAGGCCGACCAGCTCGTCCTGAGCGGGGCTGGGTCTGCTCCCAGGCAGCTCACCCGGCGCCGCAGCGGATACGTTCCTCCGAACGACCCGGCGGCTCGCCGGGCCATGTTCGACTTGATTCGGAGGATCGACGACCTTGAGCCTTGATGAGTCCCACATCCCGCTGGACGCGCTGGTCGAGGAGATCGACTGGCGCAAGTGCGTCCCCCGGCGCACCGCCGGGATGTCTCCGACCGCCTGGTTCGAGGTGCAGGCCCAGGCGTTCTTCTACTTCTGCGAGAACTTCTGGTATATCCGTCACCCGGAGAAGGGGCGCATCCTCTTCAAGCTGTACGACAGCCAGAAGGAGACCGTGCGGGCGTGGCTGTCGTGCCGCATGTCGATCGTGCTCAAGGCCCGCCAGATCGGATTCTCGACCCTCGTTGCCGCCTTCGCATTCTGGCTGGCGTTCTTCCACTCCGACCGGGCGATCATCATGCTCTCGCGCACCGAGCGCGACGCCATCAAGCTGCTCCAGAAGGCGAAGTACGGGGCCCGGTTCCTGCCGGAGTGGATGCTGCACCGGCCGGGGTCGCCGCTGATGAACGAGACCCAGACGAAGATCGAGTTCACCAATGAGTCGGTCATCGAGTCTCTCCCTTCCTCGCAGCCCGCCCGAGGCGACACCGCCTACCTAATCGTCGTCGACGAGCTGGCCTTCCTGCCGAACAGCGAGGAGGCGTGGACGGCGGTCGAGCCCGCCGCCGACGTCGGCGGTCGGATCATCGCCCTGTCGACGGCCAACGGCGAGGGCAACCTCTTCCACTCGCTCTGGGTCGGTGCCACCACCGGCACGAACGGCTTCAAGCCGCTGTTCTTCCCGTGGTCGGCCAACGGACGATCGGACGAGTGGTATGAGACCAAGAAGGCGACCCTGCCCGACTACCTCCTGGCCCAGGAGTACCCCGACAACGCGGACGAGGCGTTCCTCCGATCCGGCAACCCGGTGTTCAACCTGGACACGCTCCGGGCGATCGAGACGCGCAAGCCCGTGGCCAGGGGGTTCTTGGCGCTGGGGCGGAACGTGCCCACGTTCGTGGCAGGGATCGAGGGAGACAACACCTACCCGCTCAAGGTCTGGGAATACCCTCAGTCCGACGGCCGGTACGCGATCGGCGCGGACCCAGCCCAAGGGATGGAGCATGGTGACTTCTCATCTGCGCACGTCATCAACGTTCGGAACGGCCACGTGGTGGCTCATTGGCACGGTCGCATTGACCCTGATCTCTTCGGCGTTGATGTCCTGGCTTGGCTGGGGCTCTGGTACAACCAGGCGCTCGTCGGGGTGGAGAACAACAACCACGGCCTCACGACGCTCAAGGCGCTCCAGCTGACGGCGAAGTACCACCCGATCTACTACCAGCGGTCCCCCCAGTACAAGCGGTCGGTGCCGACTGACGTTCTCGGCTGGCGAACTACCCAGATCACGAAGCCGCTCGCGATCGACGAGCTGAACCGCTCGCTGCGTGAGGGGGCGCTCCATCTGTGGGACGCAGAGACGGTCGCTGAGCTGCGAACGTTTGTCCGCGACGGCAAGGGCAAGATGTCCGGCTCGCCGTTCGACGACCGGGTGATGAGCCTGGCGATCGCCAACCAGATGACCAAGTACGTGTGGCTGCCGGAGTTCACTCCCGAGACCGAGCCAGGGCCTGGCACGTTCGGGTACTTCGAGAAGCTACTGTTCGGGGAGCTGGACGCCCCGAAGCGCAAGGTGCGGGAACCCATCGGACAGCACTACGTCAGGACTCGATAGGAGGGTCATGAGCACTCGGATCGTCGATAACCAGCGGCCGACCAAGAAGCCGCAGGGGCGCGTGCAGCGCACCAACAACCGCGAGAACCCCGCCTTCGACGGGCTGGCATGGGGCCAGGCGAACTGGCCGACGGGCACCGCCGACACGGCGGACGACCTCACCTCGGCCATCTGGCCCCCGAACCGGGTTGCCCCGTTCGCCAACCTCGCCGCCCTCGCAGCGGATGCCACGTACGGCGACGGCAACCTCGCCTACAACTCGGGCAACGACTTCGCCGCCGACGAGTTCGTCTACCTCGAAGACGGTTCGCTCGCTCACTACGACACGGACGCGTGGGTCGTTGGCGCAGCGAGCGCGTGATGAGGCCGCGCTGTTCGCATGAGGGGTGCGAGCGTCCGGCCGAGATGGGCAAGGACGAGTGCTTCTA